ACAATTTTATAAGACAATTATATAAGACGATTTTATAAGACAATTATGATTTTGATTTTTTAAATTTCTTTGGTTTCTGATTAAGAGCCCATGTTTTTAAATCTCCAGGTGTTGTAAATTGTTTCATAAAATCATTAATATTTTGTTTTCCTAATCCTACAAACTTAGGTTTCTTCATTTTATCTGTTTTATAAAATACATAGGGTCCAAATTTACCCTTTCTAATAGAAAGTTCATCATCTACTTCTTTGATGATAGATTTATTATGCGAAGCATTACCATCTTTTATAACCTGTATTACATCTTCAAGTGTGATTTCATCTTTTTGCAATGATTGAAGTGAAATATTTTTACCATTATATGTCGTGTACAATCCATATTTCCCACTTTTAAGAAATATTTCTTCGTCATTATAAGACCCTAAGACGTTTTTCGTATACTTATTTTCTTCTACAATCTCTTCGAGAGTATATTGACCTCGTTTTAATCTATCAACATCCAAATCTTTTTTAACAGATTTAAATACTACTTTATCATCCGATATATATTGCCTAATAACAGGGCCATATTTCCCTATAATATACGTATGTGTTTCATCTATCTTATATTCTTCCTTCGATCCTCCTATATTTGATTTACATTCTGTAATTTGTGCATCACAATCCCTACATAAATCATGCCATACTTTATTCCCCATCTTAATTTTATCTAATCCGTCTTCCATTGTTTTTGTGTAATCATAATTAAATAAATCTTCAAAATGTTTCATTAAGAATTCCATTACAATTTGTCCTGTTTCCTGAATTACTAACTTATTTTTTTCATTTCCGAACACTCTCATATTATCAACCTCTGTCAGTTCCTCACCTATAAGTTCAAAATCAATACAATGTATTTTTTTCCCGTCCACATTTTGTTTATTTACATATCCCCTTTCTTGAATTTTAGAAATTAGATTTGAATATGTTGATGGTCTACCAATACCACATTTTTCCAACATTTGAACCAACTTGGCTTCTGTATAATTTTTTTTCAAATCTTTCAACGTAACCTTACTTGTAATTTTATGATAATCCAAAACAGTATCTTTCTTTAAATTTTGAAGATAGTTAAATAGTTCTAAATCATCTTCATCCTTTTCCAGAATTTTCCATCCCTTGAAAATAACCCTTTCAATCATATATCGATACTTATTATTATCAGGAGCACTTATTTCAGCAGTAATAGATTCATATATGGCTTCCTCCATCATACTCTCAACTGTATTTTTCCAAATGAGATTATACAGTCTAATCTCCGATGAACCTATTTTACCCCCTTCTCGTATTTGAATTTTTTCTATTTTCGTAGGACGTATAGCCTCATGTGCTTCCTGTGCCATATCGTTTTGCTTCTTTGTTGTCTTCTTGGTAGATTTCTTGGTAGATTTCTTGGTAGATTTCTTGGTAGATTTATTTAATTTTTCATCTTTTTCGTTATTTGTAATCAAATTATCACAATATTTGCCTACAAAATTATCACCATATTTATTCTTAATAAACTTTTTACTTTTGTCAACAAATTCCTTACAATATGTTTTACTATCTGTTCTCATATATGTAATATAACCTCCTTCATATAGTGTTTGTGCTAGTCTCATTGTTTGTTTTGGTGAATAACCAAAATGATTTGACGCTTTTTGTTGAATAGTAGAAGTTGTAAAAGGCTCGGGGGGACTTTTTGTTACCCTACGGGGTGATGTAACGCTATATTTACCAACAAACTCGTGCGATTCTTCAAGAAAACCCACTACATCATCTTCTGTATTATAATTTTTATTTAATGTGAAATCTATTTTTTTATCTGTAAAATTACCGACAGTATTGTATACTTTTTTACCGGGATGTTCATTAATCAGTTTTTGCTGATCATATACAAGTCTAAGTGCAGGAATTTGACATCTACCGGCGCTTAATTTGGATCCTCTAGATATATGTTGCCACAAAACTGGACTAATTTTATATCCTACCATTAAATCTAACACTTGTCGTGCCAATTGAGCATTGACCGTATTCATATTAACAATAATTGGATTTTTCACGGCATTTTGTAGAGCGGTTTTTGTAATTTCATGAAATATAATCCTTTTTGTGGTTTCAACTGGTAATTTAAACAATTTACATATATGCCATGCAATAGCCTCTCCTTCCCTGTCATCATCTGTAGCCAAAATAACTTCATCTGCTTTGTTTATCCATTTTCTTAGATTACTAATATTTTGACTTTTAGATAGTGTTGGTTTAAACGTAACATGATAATTATTTTTAACATCTATACTTTTTAAACCATTTGCTATTTCACGTATATGTCCAAAACTAGCAAGACACTTATAATCACTTCCTAAAAAACCTTCTATTTTACCACATTTAGCAGGAGATTCCACAATTATTAATTTCATAAATATGTAAAATTAATAATTTAATGTTTTTAAAATCAATTTTACATATCTGATTGAGATTTTTTATAGTCTTTCCATGTTAATTTGCGAACAGGTCGACTAAATGATTTTTTTTTCCTCTTCCTATCTTTTTCTTCCATCTCCTCCTGAGACTTTATCGCACTATCAATATACAATTCTTTTAATAATTGACCAACTTTAACAGAACCTTCATGTTGATCTAAGTTACCATCTTCTATTTGGGATAAAGTATTTAAAAATTTATCTAATATTTGTAAATTTAACTGATTTTTTTTTAACTTCAAAAATAAATTTGAATAATTTTGAAATAGCCAACCACATTTAGCATCAATCATTTTATTCATCATATTTTTGTCTAACCTCGAATACTTATTTCTAATATTCATCATCGAAGTTACTTGTTCGCGTATCTTTTCACTATGTTTGAGATTTCTTATTTTAGTTGTATTGTCTTCAACACCCTCTTCTTTCATCATTTTATCAAAATTTAGACGAGTTTTTTCATCTATTTTAAAATCCATATATTAATTACCTTATTTATTTTTTATATTTATTTTTCAGTATACTATTTATTTTTTGTAATATTTATTTTTTGTAATATTTATTTATTGTAATATTTATTTATTGTATATATATATATATGCAATATAGAAGAAGAAGAAAACAAAGAGGTGGAGAGGTCCCTATAAAATTTAACCAACCTGAAATCAGTGAAACATCTGTGAGTAGTGCGATTAAAGGTTCTATACAAACACAAAAAGAAAATAATGCTGAAATGTCTGAAATGAATAAACAAGTTGGTGGTGGTGATGTAACTGTTCCTCAAATGGATCAAGCAGGAGAGAGTGGTAATAAATCTATTTCTAATGGAATTGCAAATATTTTAAAAGGATCAGCCGATAGTGAATATGATGGTGATATAGAAACAGATAGTTCCGCCAACAGTGATTACATAGGGGGAAGAAGAAAAACTCGACGACGTAAAAGAAAATGTTGTAAATGCACAAAAAAATGCAAATGTAGAAAGAACTTTTTAAAAAAAAGTTCTAAAAAAAGAAGAAAAATAAACAAAAGATCACGAAGAAAAATAAACAAAAGATCACGAAGAAAAATAAACAAAAGATCACGAAGAAAATTAAACAAAAGATCACGAAGAAAATTAAACAAAAGATCACGAAGAAAAATAAACAAAAGATCACGAAGAAAATTAAACAAAAGATCACGAAGAAAATTAAACAAAAGATCACAAAAAAAAGGAGCAGGATTATTTACAAAAAAAAATAAAATTATGATACATGGTATGTCTGAAGGTACAATCAAAAGATTATCAAATTCAGATACATCTTTCCCCGCAATAATAAGAGCGAAAACACACATAAAATCAGGAATAGATCCATTAAAAGCCCATCAGAAAGCATTTAATAATAAACATCTAAAAGTAAAAGATTTACAGGCACTTCCAAAATATTTGGAATGGGTGAAAACACAAAATGTGATTTCGCAATAAATATAAAATCCTCTTATCTTTTCAAAAAACAAAGAAAATAGCAAAAACAAAGAGAAATTACACAGAAGAAAATCATGCAGAAGAAGATAAATTTATATAATATATAATGGTAAAACAATTAGTAAATTCCTAATCTAATATTTGAACCAGTATCTGAACCAGTATCTGAACCAGTATCTGAACCAGTATCTGAACCAGTATCTGAACCAGTATCTGAACCAGTATATGTGTCACCGGTATTATATAAACCCTCTTCCATTTTTTCTTCGTTAGCATATGATCCATTATGTGTTCCATTATATGTTTCATTGGCGATTTCATCAGTTATTTCACCATTTATTTCACCAGTTATTTCACTATTTGTTCTTTCATATGTACTATTTTTATATGGCTTTACTGATTTAACTATATAAATTATATAAATTATAATTACCAATGCAATACTATTAATAACTACAAATAGTATTGCAGCAACTTGTGAATTATATACGTATATAAATCTAGAATACCATAAAATGGTTCCAGAAATAAATAGAAATAATACCCCTACATAATTAAACCATCTTGAAAATATTTTTAATTTGTAACAATAATCTTTATAATATGCATCAAAATTTAAATACTTCTTCCCTGAAGTATATATCTGATGTTTTAATGATATATTAAATCTTGTAATTCTGGATTGCACCTTTATAGAACAAATAAGAGCAATAAACGTACATAAAATAGATAATGATAAACTTAAACTATAAGCACATAAAATAAATTCTGTAATTTCAATCGGTAACACTCCTTCAACCAAAAGAGCAAAGCCACAACTAAATAAAAGTGTTTGCATAATAATATGTGTTTGATTTTTATGATTTATTTGTGCCCACATGTCCCTCGTCGCTTCACGTTTAGCAGCCATCAATGAATGTGAATATTGAATAGTATGATGGTCTTTATTTTGTTTCAAATTTTGTTTATTAAAATCTAAATTTTGCTTTAATTGGTCATTTGTATTAGAGTTTGATATATTTATAGACGAAGAATGTTGTAGATAACTTTGTGCTGCATTTATAACCCCCGCCGCGGTTGCTATCATTTTATATTTACTGTAAACTTATTAATATTATTTAATATTCAATTTTAAATTAAATCATCAAAAATAAAAATAACACTATATTTTATTATGAAGTTTGGAGATATTATACTAACTCTTATAATTATTATTATTTTTGGATTTTTATATTCATCATCAGCCATGACTGTTAAATTACAAGAAATTAAAAAGGATTGGCCCATATATAGATGTCAACCAATTGCTATGCCATTTGCAAGTTATTTTGGATCAGATCCACTTGAAAACTTCACATATTGTGTTGGCAATATTCAAAAGGATTTAATGGGATTCTTCCTTAGTCCTATTCAATATGTTTTAGGCATGATAACAGAATTAGGTGGTTCATTGCTTGAAAATATACAATTTATTAGAAAATTTTTAGATTATTTAAGAAATCAAGTGACAAATGTAATAGGTGATACATACGGCATGCTTGTTAATATTATTATTCAATTTCAAAAACTTATTATTAAAACAAAAGATTTAGTTATGAAATTAATGGGTATTATTATGACTTTCATGTATATGATTCAAGGTGCTGTATTAACAGGGCAAAGTATAAATAATGGACCAATTGGTAAAACATTAAGAACATTATGTTTCTCCCCCGAAACACCAGTAAAACTTATAGGAGGGATGACAGTATTAATGAAAGATGTTAAATTAGGAGATGTTTTAGAAAATGAAAGTGAAGTATTGGGATTATTACAATTAAAAGGAAACCAGATAAACCCTTATTATAGATTATGGTCTGATGACTTACAAGAATATATATATGTTACTGGAGAACATCACATTTTACCTGATATATATAATAATAATTATAATGCCAAATTTCTTAGAAATTATGTTAAAGTTATGAACTATTCTAAGGCAGAAAAAACCGATAAATTTGATAATGAATACACATGTTTAATCACTTCAGATCATCAAATTAAAATAGGAGAGCATATATTCTGGGACTGGGAAGATTAATTACCTATTAATTTATATGTCATATATATATGAATAATATTTATGACACATTTGGCGATTATTTTCATACAATATACAAAAAAACAACATATTTAGACAAATATGGAGGATCAGCTGTTATAACCGCACTATTATTATTTACATTTTTTATTATATTTTCATATTATTTCATTCAGGGTAATATTGTACCTATCCAACAAGATTGGGTAAATCAAAGATGTAAACCAAATATAATGCCTTTTGCTGGAATTATTAATGCTCCCCCTGGAACTTCCAAATTAGATTACACCAATGAAAATTTTATACAATGTACAACTAGCGTGTTATCAAAAATTGTTGAATACTTTACACAACCATTATACTACATGAGTGATCTTTTAACGCAATTTTTTGCTATTCTTATGGACACCGTTAATAAAGTTCGATTATTTTTATTAGTTTTACGTGATAAACTCAAAAAAATATTTGAATACATGATTGCAAGAGTTCTTAATATTATGATACCATTGCAACAAATGGTTATTAAAATGAAAGATTTATTAAACAAAATTAATGGAACAATGGTTGCAAGTTTAATGACGGTTTATGGTGCATATTTAACATTAAAATCTTTTGTAGGAGCATTCTTACAAATATGCATATTAGTTTTAATTGTTATTGCTGCGGTCGTCATTCTATTATGGATATTACCTTTTACATGGCCTGCTGCTGCATCCGGTACTGCATTTTTTATATTGGCTTCTGTACCGGTTATTTTAATAATCGTATCAATGGAAGAAATATTAAATGTTCATCCTAGTAAAAGTGTACCTGGAAAACCCGGATGTTTTGATAAATCTACACAAATTCAAACAAAAAAAGGAGTTTCAAAAATATCAAATCTAAGAGTGGGAGAGATATTAAAAGACGGATCTAAAATAGATGCTATTTTTAAAATAGATGCATCAACGCAAAATATGTACACAATAAATAGTATTATTGTATCAGGTTCCCATAAAATATTTCATAAAAATTTAGGATGGATTAGTGTTTGTGAACATCCAGATGCTGAATTAATTAATAATTACAAAGAACCTGTTATATACTGTTTAAACACAAATACGAAAAGAATTCATGTTAATAATATGATATTTATGGATTGGGATGAATTAACACCCACCGACATGATGAAACTCAAATTAAGAAATTATATCCCCATGAATAGTAATTTTGAATCTATCCATAAATATATGGAATGCGGATTATCAGGTAACACTATTATAGAAACTGTTTGTGGTGTTAAAGAAATCAAAAACATTAATCCTGGTGATAAATTATCCAATGGAAATAGTGTTATTGCCACGGTGGAGATTGATGCAAGCGATTTAGACAATATTAAAAAATATAAAGTTGGTAATAATGATATAATCGGAGGACCAAATTTATTTATGAAACATCAATATTTAGGAAATATAACAACATTGGGATTAAAAGGTAAACAAATTAAAATGAAATATTTATACAATTTAATTACCGATACAGGAACCTTTAGAATAAATAATATTTTGATGAAAGACTATAATAGCGGTATTGAGGATATTATAGATTTAAAAGATGAATTGTCAATGCTTTTTTAATTTTTATATATTAATAATGTATATAATGTTTATTAAAGTATTCGGAATGAAGTTACGGGTCGAATGTATTGTTATATGTGTTGCAATTGGTATGTTATTAGGTAGCCATTTATTATGTGGATGTGTAACAGACGAGGGTATGGATACAATAGGATCTACATTAGATTATGCTATGAATAAAAATGTTCATAATGATAAATATGAAAAACGTAGTGATATGAGAGAAGTTTCAGGTGGAAGTTTAAACCCATCTGTTCCTTTACCAGAAGGGCAATTATTTATGTACGCTAACAATGAATTCGATGGAAAATGCTGCAGTTTCTCCAATGTTAGCGGTGGAGGCGGATGTGCTTGTATTACAAAAGAACAATCTGACTATTTGAATTCTCGTGGTGGAAATAGAACAATGCCTACTGAATTTTAAGAGTATATTTAAGAGTATAATATTTAGTTAAAATATCTAGATATTATATACGAAAATGTTAAGACACAAATATACAAAAAAAAGATTGAAAAACAGCCGAAAAAAAAGAACTAGAAAACAGAGAGGTAGTGGTGGTAAATCATCAACATCAGCCGAACATCGTGCTTCGCAAAGAAGAATTGGCAACCGATTAAATAGATCTAGATTAAATCAATCATCAGATGATACTCTTTCACCGGAAGAAAAAAGAAATTTGGCACAATTTAAAGCATTGGAACTTGGAGAAAAATGCGACGCTGTTAATCATGTAAATGATGGCGGTAGTATTGATTGTCCCAAAACACGATCACTTGCTAAAAAAAAGACTATGAAATTTCATGAAGACAGAAATCCTGGATGTAAAGAATATGCTAATGATATGATGGTACAATATAATAAAACGTGTTATGGAGATAATACAAATACTGATAGAAAATGGGATAAAGCTGATAAAGCATGGCAAAATCCAAATTTTCCAAGATTTTATCAAGATCCCACGACAAGAGAATATATACAATCAACAGGTGAACAACAAAATTATAATAATTCAGAGAATATAATAAAATGTGAAAATATCAAATGTTCTACATGTATCGGAGAGAATTGTAAATGTGGAAGATTAGGAGTTGTTAAAGATGGTAATAAAGTTGGTTATAATGGATATGGTGTTAATGGTGATGAGGTTTGTCATAATAACTCTATAAAAACACAAGGAGAATTTTATAACTCACCCCCAGATACAGAGAATAAATTAATAGATAACCCTAATGAAAATAAACTACCGTCTAGTTGTAAAAAACCCACCAAAAAAATGATATGTAGATATTGTGAGGGTGAAGGTGTTACCGATCCTAAATGTAAATGTTGTGCAGGGACTGATATGGCTAAAGAAGCTATTGCTAAAGAGCAAAATCAACAACCATCTGAAACAAACTCTGAAAAAACTCTAACTAACAATACATGTTTTATATCCCAACCTGATCCCAATTCTGGTGTAAAATATTGGGTAGAAAGAAATCCAGACACAACATTTACCGGTAAAACTCAATGGGAGGAACCTCCATTAGAAGAACAATGCAATTCAGAAGTACCTTTGCAAAGGGTAGATTTAAATCAACCAATTATTGTTACTCAACCAGCACAACCTGATGTTTTAGCATTAGAAAATCAACAACCATCTGAAACAAACTCTGAAAAAACTCTAACTAACAATACATGTTTTATATCCCAACCTGATCCCAATTCTGGTGTAAAATATTGGGTAGAAAGAAATCCAGACACAACATTTACCGGTAAAACTCAATGGGAGGAACCTCTATTAGAAGAACAATGTAAAGATTTAAACCCAACGTGGGATGCAAGTAAAACGATAGGAAGTTGTAGAGAAATGGATTTACACCCAGGAACAGAATATTGGATTAACCCAACAGATGGTTCTATGAGTTTTGAACCTATTGATGGTGTTGAAAAACAAACAGTTACTGAAGAAACAGATTACTATTATAACACAGATGGAAAAACTACATTCGATCCTTCAGATGGTACTTGTGCGGAAACAACCGCGGAAACAAAAGAAAAAACAAAAGAAGATGAATTTATAAGTCTTTTCTTTACTTCACATTTTAATAAAATGCAAGAATTAGACAATGCTTCTGAAATAAAAGTAATCCAGTGGTTATCTAATGAATAATATTAAAATAAATAATATATTAAAATAAATTTAATATATTATAAAATGGGAAATCTATGTTTTATTGATAATATAACACATAAATCACAATTAATACAAAGCAAAAAATTGTGTGTAAAATGTAAAGATAAATTTATACCTAGTTATGGTGGATTTTCTGAAAGAACATCATGCAGAAACCACTTATACGATGATAATAATATATGTAAACATTGTAATAAGGAAAAAAACAACGGATCGTGGAATTGTTTTCATTCTGTACATTAAAATGATAATTCACAATTTTACAGTGTTAATTCACAATTTTACAGTGATAATTTGCAATTTTTACAATATTTTATCATTTGGCTCATTGTTTCACCATTTTTCATAGAATCAATATAATCTATTTCTATGTTATGATCGCAATTTTCATGTAAAAAATCTTTTATTTTTTTTAACTCTTCTGT